CTGCTAGATTATCAAAATGGCTTTCACTTTGTTCTTGGCTAAATGCTCCAGGTTCAAAATTAATTTCAACGCCACCATCTTCTAACTCTGTGATTTCTGTATCACCTGCATCTGGTAGCTGCTCTTGAATTTCTATTTGCTCTTCAATTTTTTCCTCTGCCCCAGGTAATTCAACCTTTTTGTTTGGCAGGCTTTTGTCTATTGCCATAGTTTTTCTCCGATCTTACCTCTTTAACAGTATTATAATCAATATTCAAGCCTTGTGATTGTGGGCCTGATTCGGGTGGTATTGTGGTTGTTAGTTTTTTTGGTTTAGTATATTTACTAGGATGTTTAAATACAAATGTCATTACCAATAATAAGAATATTTCTTCCTCGGTTGTGGCTCATCTTGATAGTCTTCTGGATGAGTAATTAGTCCACCATCTCTAAATCTCATGATAGCTTGGGTGGTGGAGTCAACCAAATCATCATGTTCACCATACGGAAACGCAGCACATTCCTCAATTACTTCTTGTGCAAATTCTCTCTCTTTAGGAGCATATATTCTACCAGATTCAAACAACGGTGCAACTGAGTTTACTCTTGCGTGTTTATCATTACCACGACTAGGTGTAAAGTCTGCAACAGGAATTCCCATTCTTCTTAATTCAAATATCAAAGGTAGCCCTGCTGCTTTTGCCTCGATCAAAACTGTTTCAGGATTCCAATATTTATATTGTTCATATGCTAATCTTTTTAATTCTGGAAATTCATATCTACCTTTTACAGCATCAATTAATATAATTGATTGTGGTGAGTCTTCATCTTTTCTAAACACACCCCATGTAGTAATCGCAGAATAATCCGCTGTTTGTTTTTTAAGAAACGCTGTATCATAACTTTGTATTACATGTTCTAGAACAGGTAACTCTTCGCTTTCCCAATCTTGCCACCACTCTCGTTTAATCAAAGCTCCTTCGTCCGAGGTTGGATTTTGCATATACTGTGCATTCCATTTATTAACTCCTGCAGATGCTTTGACAGCTTCGAGATCTTCTAACTTCCAATACTCTGGCCAAACAGGTTTACCTGATGGCATGACTGCAGGAAATTCTATTATCTCCCATTGATCTGCTTTCTCTTCTTTTTGTGCACTAAGTAACATCTCTGTTAAATCTTTTTTTGACCATCTTGTCATGACCAGAATAATTCTTCCACCTGGTTGAAGTCTTTGTCTTGGTCCTGAAGTATACCACTCGTAAGTTTTTTCAAATGCATTGGGTGAGTTTACATCTTGCTCTGAGTGTGGATCATCTATTATTAACAAATCAGCACCTCTACCGGTTACCGCACCTTGGACACCGACTGCAAAGTATTCTCCCTTTTGTTCCGTGTTCCATCGTCCTGCTGCCTTTGAGTCTTCTTGAAGTCTCGTTGCAAAAAGATCTTGATATTCTTTTGAGTCAATTAAATTTTTTGCTTTACGACCAAAGTTTACTGCAAGCTCTGCCGTGTGTGTTGCTTGAATAATCTTTAAACTCGGATAACGGCCAATCATCCACGCAGGTAAAAAATAAGATGCAAACTCAGACTTAGTATGTCTTGGTGGCATATTGATTATAAGACGAGTGCACTCGCCCCGTGCAACACGGTTAAATTTTTCAGATATCACTTTGTGATGCTGACCCTCAATAAATTGTGGCCACATTCTTTTGACAAAGGTTAAAAAATCATTTCTTGCAGCTTCTGCTTTTTGATTTTCATATCCTTGTAAGATATCTGCTTTTAATCTTTCTCTAGCCTGAACATCAGGTATTTTATTTATCTGGTCTATTGTTAGCTTCATATGGAACCAAAAAGTATTTTATAGGATAAATTATGTAAATCAAGCTATATAGGGGTATATGTTAGGATCCCTATCGCAAAAAAGGGGATCGATAAAAATAAAAAGTTCAAATTTTCAAATCCACTTGGTACCTCTATTAGATTTCTGGGATCACACACCCCTTCGGGGTGGGTCCCGCCCACATGCTCTTCTCTCTACAACTGTAGGGTGTATGCAATAGCTGCATACACCCATAAGTTTTATTATGCTATTCTTTTTTTATATATTTCTATTTGTTCTAAAACAAAACTATCATTCTTAATACTTTGATCTTTTGTTTCATTAAAGTATTTTAAACCATTAGCAGCAAATTGTTTAGAGTAAGCGTCATAATGTAAATCATCTAGATCAGATATTAATTCTTCTATTGATCTAACATTAGTCGCATACCAACTATTATTTACAGTAACTGTTTCACGATCTACTTTTTTAAGTTTTTGAATGATAGTTTTAATAGCACTACTCAAACCCGAGTCTCTTTCAACTTTGGTAATTTCTTGAACCTCATCATGAAATTTCCACCATCCACATTTTTTAGACATGACTAACCTCATGCCATGTTCCATCTCGCTCAACTGCAATTATCTGCTCAGAGTAAACTGAACCATGTTCATCGAACATTCCAACCTCAGAACCATTAGTCCAAATCAAAACTACTTTTTTTAATCCTTTACCTTGCTTTGGGCTTTCCATTAGCTTACCTGTAATTGGTACACCAATTTGATTTGACTTTATTCTATCATTCTTTTTTAGATCTTTAAAGTGTATTTCACTTTCATTTAAAAGATCTAACATTGACTCGTTTTTACTTTCCATACTTTCTCCTTTGTTAATATATAGGATAATATATTAATCAATATTGATGTCAACAAAAGATTTCTGGGATCTATAATTATTTTTTCTGGGGTGGGTCCCGCCCACATGCTCTTCCCTGTTGCAAAAATACAACAGTCAAGAAAAAAATTTATTTTTTTCTGAAGTGTTGCACGAATGCAACACTCCAGTTTTTTACAACATTAAGCCGAAACTAAATCTTTCCACGATTTTTTTTCGTCTTGAACAAAGGACTTGTAAAAAATTTGTTGAATTTTATATTGAGTATATCTCCATGAAGATCTTGGAGATAAACGCTCAATTGAGTCCTTTGCATCTTTGTAATTTCTAGCGTCTGTCATAGTGTTAAAAGTTTCAACAACATCAACTTCTGCATTGCCGTTGTCTTTGTCTTCACTAATTCTCAACACTAAAAATGTAGAGTGTGTATTTTCCATATTTCCTCCTTTCATAGTTGACAATATAGTCATGTAGGATAATATGTCAAGAAGAAAGGAAAAATAAATATGTTGAACAAAGGAACAAAATTCTTCGTCACTTGGACACCACAATATATCAATGGCGAAGAAAATCTTCATGGTCAAAGTGTTTCAAGAAAAGGGCTTTGGGATGAAAAAAGTAAGATCGCAATTAATAAAAAAACAGGAAAAAAGTACATGACTTTTTGGGACAGAGACAGAGAAAGATATACAAACGCATCCTCTGAAATTGTTTCAATTACTTTTAATATTTTTCAGAAAGGAGAAAAATAATGTTGAGAGCAATATACTTTGCATTGCATTTTGCAATGATATTTTTAGGTGTAGTGTTAGCAATACACTTTGATTTTTGGACAGGGTTTTTTGTAACACTTACATTTACTCTTAAATGGTTTTTTATGTTTCCACATGTGGAAGGTAGAAATGAAAGATAATTATTGGCAGAAGTTAGTTGATAAACATTTGGTTGGCAGAAAAATTGTCAAAGTCAAATGGCTCGACCCAAAAGAAACAAATAAAATTTTTGGATGGGACATGCAACCTTGTGAAATACACTTGGACAACGGAACTGTGTTGACTCCAAGTATGGATGATGAGGGTAATGATGCAGGAGCAATTTTTACAAACATAACTGAATTATCAGTAATTCCAACATTTAGAGATTAACAGCTTTGGGCGATCAGATTTCTGGTCGCCCAGATTTTTTATTTTTTTATTAGGGTGGGCCCCGCCCACATGCACTTCTCAGGACGGCAACCGCAAGTGAGCTGCCGTCCTGGACTTTTTAATCGAGCAACACGTGGTCGTTAAAATCTATTTCAACTTTAAGAACTCTTTCGCCAAAGCCGTCAATCTCTCCGAGATAAGCATAGACAGGGTAACTCCCATCTCCAATGCCCGTAGAGAAAACAACTCCTAAACCGTTTCCTAGTTCTCCTCCTTGAT